AAGGCATATGCGAATGCATATGCTTTTAGTATTATTCAGATTGTGAAGTCATAATTCGCCCGTTGCCGGGCGAAGGTAGCTTTTGAGCATTATTCGAGTCGCTTCAGCCATCTTGTTAAAAGAGATTTTAATGTTATTTCAATTTAACACTAAACAAATTAATGTTACTTTGACTTAACATTAAGTGGAGGCGGTTGACCTGTATCCCCCTACTCTAGCTTCGTCATATCAACGGAAGGCAGTTGTTCCCTAACAAGCGAAAACACTTACCCTGCGGTTGCTTTTTCTCAGAGCCGCAATCTTTCAAAGCCTATCGTATACTTCTTCACGTGAGCATTCCACACCACCGGCAACGAGCATAACCTCGGCTGGATCTTGGAGTTTTATTAGAGCTCAATATATTGCCTATTTGTGTTCTAGTAGTGCCTGGCGTAGTTTATCTGATCCACCAACTCTTACATTGATGATGCCGTTGTAGTATTCGTCTGTTTCTAATACTCGCCTGTCAAATTGTTCTCGTGCTTCAATGTAACTCATTTCTGCTCTGCTTTTGCAAAAGTAAAGTATTTCACGAGAAAAATTTTGTTCGCCTAAGTTTTTTACATCTTCGTTCAGTCTATCTGAACTTCCCCAGTATTCACGCCAATCGCTTTCTTTGTAACCTCGACGTTTGTTCTTTTTGCCTTTGAGTGGTGGCTTGGTAGTTTTGAATTTTGCTAACTTCTTGCCTACGTATTTTTGTTTTGTTTTTTTGTTTGTAATTAGATATACAAAGCCTTCGTATTCATCTGGTATTGATTCTACTACTTTACCTTTGTATGTCCAACTCATACATTATATAAGCGGATATTTTCTTCTGCCTTGCCATTTTTGATCTTTACGAAAGCCTTCTAGTACTTCATTATAGTGAGCCATTATTTCGTCTTGCCTTGTTTTTGCCAGCCTCATTAGTTCTCGTAGTTCACGCCTTGCTGTGCGACTAGTATTCTTACTAGGCCGTGTTTCAAACTCCTCACTTGCTTTGAGGTAGTCCATAACTTTTTGCATCAACAAGTCGTGTGTATCGTCTGTCATTCTACTATGTCAATATCGTTTTCATATGAAGTAAAGCCATTCTCTTTGATAACTTTCATAACATGATTGACTCTACCAACTAGTTCGTCTTTGTGTGAGATAAGGAAAACATTTTTACTACGTTCTCTGCCCATCTTTTTAAGAGCAGCCAATGCATTTTCAACACCAGCTGTGTCCATACCTGAGTCGATAAGCTCGTCGATGAACAACAAGTTGATGCCTTGGTACAATGATTCCCAAACATCTCTAAATGCCCAGCTCATGCCTAGTATTAGCCTGTTGCGTTCGCCTCGTGATAGGTTGTCAAAGTCTAAGTCTTGTCCAAGTTGTGTAATCTCAACAGAGAGATCATTTAAGAACTTGACCTGATGTGGTAAGCCTAGTTTGTCTAAATAATATGTTAGCCTGTTGTTCAAGTACGCTAAGTTTTGATCAATGATCTTTTTGCGAATGAACGAGTCTTTGTTTGTCAAAAGTTTAAGGAGAAACTCTTGATGTTCTTTGTGATTTGTTAAAGTATTAACCGAATTCCAATCAATTTCCTGTATTGCTGTGGTATTCAAATCATCAATCTGTGCCTGATAAGGATCTTCTTCTTGCGTTTTACTTATCAGTGCTTTGCGTAAATTATCTACGTTGTTTCTGTGTTCGTATGCTTCTTTTGCACTTTCATAAAACGTGTTTGGACGTCCGTTTATGTGTCCAATTTCGGTTAAAAAGCCTATAGTTGCTTCAAGTTTGTCAGCGACTTCAGTTTGATAAGCAAGTGCATCGCTTAATTCTTTTTGTTTGCGGGTTTCAATTTCTTTTTTCTTGTCTGCATGAAGTTCTTGACCGCAAGTATAACAAATAGCGTCATCTAAATCTGTAATATCCTTCTGTGCTTTGTCAACACCTTTAGTTGCTCTTAATAATGCACTTTCAAGTGTTGCTTTTTCTTTATTCAAACTAGTTATACGATTATTAAGCTCAGTCCAATTAGTAAGTTTGTCATGTGCTTCTAATTCAGCTTCAATATCTAGTTTTTCCAGTTCTTCTATAGCAGTTTCAAGTTTTTTTACATCTTCTCTACGCTTTGCTTCCCAAGCACGTTGTCTACCCACAAGTGTTTCGATACTTTGTTGTATTTTTTTGTTGCTTGCTTCAATAGCATTGATCTTTAGAGTTTCTTCTGTGATAAAATCTTTGGTCTGTTTAACTTTTTCTTTAAGTAGTTCTGCTTTTTCTGTAAGAATAGTAATGCCAAGTAGCTGTTCGATGATAGCACGTTGGTCATTTGCTCTCATGCTGAGGAAAGGTTCGGTATAAGTGTTAAGTGCAACAATATGTTTGAACATATCGTGACTCATACCTAACAGTTCTGATATAGATTTTTGTGTTTCTCTACTATCACCTTGTGATTCATCTATGTTTGCATCAACTTGCTCGTGATTGTTGATGTAAAACTTGAGTACATTAGGTGATCTACCACGTTCAATGCGATAACTGTTACCGCCCTTGTCAAAATTAAGTGTAACCAACATGCCTTTGCTATTGGTTTTGTTAATTAGGTTGTTTCTTTTAATGTTGGTCAGTGCTTGACCATACAATGCATAACTCAATGCGTTGATAATAGTAGTCTTACCTGTACCGTTACGTGATCCAGTGTCGTCACCGCCTTGATCGAGGTTCTCACCAAGTACTAGAGTGAGTTGTTCTTTGTTAAAATCAACTGCTTGGGTAACATTACCCACACTCATGAAGTTTTTTACGGTTAAGTCTCTAATTTTTATCATACTAGCTCGTTATAAATGTCCAATAGCAGCTTTTTATTAAAACTGTCTGTGTCAATACTTTGAATCTCCTTGCTTACAATTTGATCGACACTCTCAAATTGTGTAATGTCAAGGTCTGTATTAATTTCTTCTAGTTGTTTCTGTGGAATAAGAGTAATTTCTCTACAACCGAAGCGTTCTATGAATGTTTCTTTGATAAAACTTGCTTCTTCGTAGCTGATGTCAATGTCCAAGTTAACTCTCAAGTACATGTTTGGCTTGATAAGTGTGTCCTGTTCGTCAATCAACTGAGATAGCTTTACTGTACGGTACTTAGGACAGTCTTCCCAGTTAAGGTATTCTGGTTCTGCATTGTTCTCACGGTCTAATATCATCATACCGCGGTCATCGTCCCAAGCATCTGCATAGTTGTGAGGAAAAGCATTACCGATGTAGTGGATCTTACCTTGCTTCTGACGCTTGTGGAAGTGTCCACTGAACACATACTCTTGGTTCTTGAAGTGTTCTGACTTTAGTTCACCATGATCGGGCATCTGTACCATAGCATTCATATAAAAGCTGGGCAGTTCAAAGTGTCCAAACAGGTATTTGGCCTGTATCTTCTCTATCCTACGCCATTCATCACCTACTAACCACGGAACCAGTGCTACATCTTCGATAACTTGAATGCTATCTACCACTGTAATACCTGGAATGTGCTTTGCAAACTCAGTTGACTTTACATCACGCTTGTCTTTGTAGTACAAGTCGTGGTTACCAGCAAACATATAGAACTTTTCAAAGGATTCACCTAACTTCTCTAACAACTTGATAGTTGTATCCATGGTTGTAAGGTTAAGACTGTTCCTATTATGGTGCCAGTCGCCGCAAAAGATGCCTGTCTCGCAATTATTTGCTTGTGCTTGTTCTATATACCAGTCGATATACTGTTCACAATCGTGATTGTGTACTCGTGAGTTACCCTTCATACCTAAGTGTATGTCAGTGAACACTGCTGCTTTCTTAAACAAATGATTTCTCCGTATTGAATACTACTATAGCAAGAAAATCTAACAAAATCAACCTGATTTTTGTTCCTCTTGACGTTTTAGAGCAGCTTCCCACTCGCCTTGGTGTAGTCTTGTATAACTTGGATTGTAATTGTTCATTTCAAGTATGTCATCACGTATGTTTTGATTGCGTTTCTCTAGGTTAATAACACGCACAAAGCTATTAGTAACAGCAGCGGTATAATAAGCAAAGGGGTTATTGGATTTAGATTCATCAAATTGTAGTCCTATCTGTGAAAGTTGTAAGATTGCTTGACCTTTCATTTCATCTTTGTAAGTGTACCCGCGAACATTGCCTCTAGTAGCGTATCTGTCTACTAGTTTCAGCCACATCATTGCAAGTTTGTTGGTTGCTTTGCCATGATCCTTGCTAAAGTGTCCATTTTCCATACCACCTTGCCAATGACTCTTACCTACGCACACAAGTTCGTCGTTATCATTGAATTTGAAATGTTGAAATGGAGGAAAATTTAGTTTTGTCTTGTGATCTGCGACAGTTTTAGGATTTTTCTTACGTCCTGGTTCCTCTGGAATGTGATCAAACATCATTACACGAAAAATTAAATCAGTTTTTTCAATTGTTCTGTAATCTACTTCAAAATCAGCAAGTTTTACCTTTTTTCCATTGGCTTTTGCTTCATCATAAGCAGCTTGTCCTTGTTTTTTAGCCTTACCTCTTTTAGCTTCGGCTATTGTTCTAATATTAATTTTATCTATTGATGGTAATATAATATCATAATCGGCATACTCGGGCGAAACATAACTGCAAAATGTAGTTTTTGACTTGTGTATCTCGGCAAGCATGTCTTTGTTGTTCAAATAGTTTACTTTTCTAGCCAATATAGACTCCTTTTATAATATAATAAACTATGCACTTAATTTTGTCAACTAAATAATGTATAGGAGACATCAATGGCAAATACATTTCAAACACCACCTAGAAGTACAGGAAGTGAATTATCGCAATTCGGAACTTCTGGCAGGTATACCAAACAATCCTACAGTGATTTTACAGGCTCAAATGCTAATCTATTAATGAGTAGACATCGTGCAAGAAACATTCCTCCTGGGGGTGAACCTGTAAAACGTGAAGCAAAAGTTGCTGCTATGGCTCCATTAAATACAGATTTAGGTGAGGATTGGCGTGTAAAAATAAGCGTACCCGATCTTGCCACTTTTAGATCTAGTCCTTTGTTGTCTCCTTTAGCTGACACAGGATATAATGTTGTCTTTCCTATAGTTCCTACTATTGCTGTTCAATACATGGCCAATTATGACAGCATTGCACCCGTACATACTAACTATACTTATCCTCAATATGTTAATAGTAGTGTAAACGAGATTGCAATTACAGGTGAATTTCCTGTTCAAAGCGAAGAAGAAGGACAGTATTGGTTAGCAGCAACACATTTCTTCCGTGCTGTAACAAAAATGTTCTACGGGGATAGCAGCAACAAAGGTGCTCCACCGCCTTTATGTAAATTAAATGGGTATGGAGACTTTGTTTTGAACAATGTTCCAGTAGTAATTACAAGTTTTGTTAGTGATTTACCTAATAACGTTGATTATATAAGGGTTCCTATTAATTCTCAGCAAGAAGGATCCTATGCTCCGCAATATCAAATGGTTCCAACAAACAGTACAATAGCAATTACAGTACGTCCAACTTACAGTAGAGGTAGAATTGCAGAATTTAGCCTTGATAAGTTTATAAATGGAGACTTAACAGATAAAGGATTTATCTAATGGCAAGTTATACTAAAACAAGTCCGTATGCAACTACCACTGTAACAGCAAGTGGCGAACTAGATTTACTTAAAATACGTCCTGTACCTGCAGATGACGACGATTTTCTTTATACAGTAGAAGCACAATACAACAATAGACCAGATCTATTAGCATTTGACCTTTACGGTACACCTAAACTGTGGTGGGTCTTTGCACAACGTAATTTAGATGTATTGAAAGATCCTGTGTTTGATATGAAAGCAGGAACAAAAATATTTCTACCAAAACAAAGTTCTTTACAAAAGGCACTGGGTATCTAATGGCTATAAAACCTAATATGTTGCATCAATTTGCAAGTTTCAATAATGTTTTTACTTTGTCAGTATTAACAGTTGATGAAGTAAACATGCCTGATGAAACATACAGAGTAAGCGAGCCGTTACTGCAAATCTTTCGCAGTGGCGGTGGTGCAGAAAATAAAGTTACCACAGCATATGAAGATTTAATAGGAAAGAAACTAGAATATTTTATAGATGATGTTAGTATTGAAGGTTTGATGGTTCCAAACAGCAAAACTCGTACTACAAACGCAACATATATTGAATTTTCTGTTACAGAACCTTACAGTATGGGTTTATTTTTGCAAACCTTGCAAATTGCAGCAACAACAGCAGGTTATACAAACTATTTACAAGCACCTTTCTTGCTTACAGTTGAATTTATTGGATATGATGACGACGGAGACATACTTGTAGTTGAAGACGGCCGCAATTTGAAAAGAATGTTTCCTTTGAAATTTACAAATGTAGAATTTGCAATAAATGACAAAGGATCAACTTATACTATTGAATGTATTCCTTGGAATGAACAAGCATTTTTAGATAATGTTGAACAAACCAAAACAGATACAGCTATTAAAGGTAGCAGTGTTGTAGAAATCTTACAAAGTGGTGAACAAAGTCTAACAACTATTATGAATGGCCGCTTTGAAGAACTAAGAAAAGCAAACAAACAAAACACAGCTGACGAAATTGTTATTAGCTTTCCAAATGATTTTGCAACCAGCTTAACTCCAGCACAAACTTTAAGTAACAATGATCAAGGAGCAACACAACCAGGTTCTTCTAATAGAAGAAAAGGTGGCGGATTATTTGGAAACATTGTAAAAGGAGCTGTAGGAGGAATTATCGGTGGCGCTCTAAGCGGAAATAAAAATATTGCGCAAAATGCACTAGGTGGAGCATTAGGTGGAGCATTTGGAGGCGGTTTTGGAGGCGGGTTCAGTGCAAGTATAGGCGGATTGCTTACCAGTTTTAAGGAAGGCGACATAAATGGACTATTCCAAGGTATTACAGGATTCTTAGGAGCACAAGCACCACAAGATTTTGAAGCATTTATCAGTATGATTACTGGACAAGTGTTTACACGAAGCAATATCGGCGAAGGATTGTCAAGATTGTCTCAAGATGCAGGTAGTGTTAATGGTTTAGGTTCAAGCAGGATAATTGATGCTTTCCAAGACATGGGTCAAGCACCTATGGCACAAACTGGACAAGTGTATGACAGTAAAAACAAAGTTATGACTCGAGGTAAAAACGTTATCAGTCCAAATGAGCGTGTATTTTCATTTCCTAGTGGTGCTAAAGTAACAAGAATTATTGAAGAAGTAATGCTAACCAGTGATTGGGCAAAGAATGTTAAAGAAAGAGCACCAGATGAAAACGGAATGATTGAATGGTTTAAGATAATCAGCGAAGTTTACATTAAACCTGGAGCACAAACTGAACAATTGAATGGTAATCCTGCGCAAACATATCATTATAAAATTGTTCCTTATATGGTACATTCAAGCCATTTCCAAAAACCTACAGATCCAGGGCTAAATTACAATGCATTACAAGAAAAAGTTGTAAAAGAATACAATTACATATACACTGGTGAGAGCAAAGATATATTAAACTTTGATATTCAAATAAACGCTGCATTCTTTACAGCAACTATGGCTGATTCAGGTCAAAACAATACCAGTTTCAAAACCGGTGGTACACAAATGAAAGTTACTCAAGAGAAAGATGGGCAACTTACATTAAATGATCCTACAAGTGCTATTAGTAGCACAGGAGCAGTTCTTGCAGTTGATAAACTAAGAACAAGTTCACAAGGTGGCGGCGGAGCCGGCATTGACAACAATAAAATTAGAACTGCACGTATGTTCCACGACATAATTATTAACAGTGATGTAGATTTAGTAAGTTTAGAGCTAGAAATACTTGGTGACCCTTATTATGTGTTTGATAGCGGCATGGGCAACTATACTGCTAAAGATATTGATCAAAATGAAACTGAAAATGGTGATATAGAATATCAACGTGGTGAAACTGATATCTTAATTAATTTTAGAACACCTGTTGATTATAGTGAAGAAATAGGAACAATGGTTTTTCCTGAAGACACTGTACCTGTAGACGCATTTAGTGGATTATATAGAGTAACAAGTCTTGTAAACAACTTTAGTAACGGTAGATTTACGCAAAGACTTACACTTTTACGTAGACGCAATCAAGAACGTGATATTAAACAGGTTGCAAGTCAGGATAAAGCAGTAAAAGTTACAGATGCAACACCTCAAGACGAAGTTTACAGCCCGTACGGATAAAAACAATGGTAGATACAACAGGACAAACAGAACATCAACGCACAGCTGACCCAGGACCTCAAGAATCCAAAGCAGGTCCTTATCTTGCTCGTGTTATCAAACATTCCGATCCTTATTATTTGGGCGGTTTAGAAGTTGAATTGTTAAAAACAACTGAAGCAGGTAATATAGGCGAAACACTAGGACAAACTGCTATAGTTTATTATGCTAGTCCGTTTTATGGCATTACACAAAGTGCCAATATTGGTAAAAATGACAAATACAGCGATACACAAAAAAGTTACGGATTTTGGGCTATACCTCCTGATCCAGGCAGTTTAGTTCTTGTTACATTTGTTGAAGGAACTAGAGAATTTGGTTATTGGTTTGCTTGTGTACCAGAAAAAGGTATGACTTTTATGTTACCTAGCGGACAACCTGCTACAGAACAGTTGACAGGTCCTGTTCCTAATGAATTAAAAGGAAAAAGATTACCTGCAGGTGAATATAATAAAACAATTACCAAACCACAAACTAATAATGTTATAAAATACAAACGTCCTGTAAATGATGACTTTGTAAATCAATTATTAGAACAAGGGTTAGTCGAAGATGACATTAGAGGTATTACTTCAAGTAGCGCACAACGTGAATTTCCTAGTGCTGTTATAGGTCTTAGCTCACCTGGACCTGTAGACAAGCGTGGAGGCTCACCACAAGGTAAAATTGGTTTGAAAGAAAGCCAAGCAACTGTGCATACCAGTCGTTTGGGCAGCAGTAGTTTTGTTATTGATGACGGTGATGACAAATTAATACGTAAAGGTGCTCCACAAGACACACCTTATGAATATATTAACAAAGAAGCAAGTGGCAAAGGCGGCGATGTAACTAGACCTCACAACGAATTAATACGTTTGCGCACTAGAACTGGCGCACAAATATTGATGCACACCAGTGAAGATTTAATTTATATCAATAATAGTCGTGGAACTTGTTGGATTGAAATGTCTAGCAATGGTAAACTGGATGTTTATGCACAAGATAGCATAAGTTTTCACACAGAAGTCGATATGAATTTTGTTGCTGATAGAGATATTAACTTTGAAGCTGGCAGAAATATCAATATGATTGTTAATGAAAGTATTTTTCAAAGTGCAGGTGCAAATTTAGAAATAAAAGTTGGTGCTGATGGTAAAATACAAGCAGGCGGAACAATCAATAGTTTATCTGGTGACGATACTTATATTACCGCTGGCGGCACTGCTTGGATTGATGGCGGCCCTGATGTACAACTTAATGGCGGCGGTGCTGCTACTGAAGCAATAAAGGCAAGTTTTCCACAGCGTGTTCCACAACATGAACCTTGGAATGGACATGAAAACTGGAACCCACCTGAAACTGAACCAGAAAAAACAGAAGCAGTAACTACAGAAAGCCAAGATGTACATCCAGAAGATAGGACAGTGCAGACAGATAGAACTATTATGAATGACCTATAAATACATATAAGGAGAGGGTCATGACTACAGCAGCTATTCCGTCTACTAGACCACGCAGTGCAGTTGAAGCACACAGGCAACTACTGGCTAGAGAACGTGAACAAAATGGTGATATTCCTAGTTTTGCACAAGATAGTGCAAGAACTTGGGCTGTCACAGAAAATGGTATTGGACAAGCAGGTGAAATTAATAGATTTGTATCTGGTGTGTTTAATAGCGCAAATTTAGGCGAAGCAACTACTGCTTTAACCGGTGCAATACAAGATTTTGGCAGTGTTGACTTAATACGAGTTAATGGTATAGCAGGTGCAATAGAAGGTGCGTTTTCTGGAGGCCTTAGAGGTGCAATAGAAGGCGGTGTAACCAGTGCATTAAATGCAGCAATAGCACAAAGCGGTATTGCTGATCAGCTTAACAACATGGCTAGCCAATTAGGTGTGCAATTACCAGCAGTACCAGGAATTCCTGCATTAGGTGGTGCAAGTCCTAGCGGTGCAAGTGGAGGTGCAGCAGCAGCAGGAAGGGCAGGTGTAACACGAGCAGGTACACTACCAACAGATGCCCCTTCACCAGCGAGAACAAATATTCAAGATCCTACACAAGCAGATGTTGATATAACTGTTGATAGTTTTTTACAAGGTTTACAAGGTAGTTTAAGTAGTTTAGCGCAAGGTATTGGCGGTCTTTTAGGAGGTGCTATACAACAATTGCTAGGAAGTACAGCTTTAAGCGGTGCTTTAGGTGGACTTGTTAGCGGACTTAGTCAAGGTTTAAGTAATGCACTTGGAGGTTTGAGTAATGCATTAGGCCAAGCAGCGTCTGGATTATTGTCAGGCTTAGGAAATGCTATACAAAGTATACCCGGTGTTGGTCCAGCATTGAGCGGAATGACCAGTGCTATTGGAGATTTTGCAGGTAATTTGAGTGGTGCTTACAACAATTTACCACCGATAGCAAAAGCTGGTGTAGATGGTGCTATTGCAGCAGTTGGCGCAAACGTAATCAACCGTGTAGGCATACCTGGCGTACCAAGAATACCACCTGCTGCCGCAGGAATAGCCACAGCAGCTATTAGTTTTTCAGATAATCCTTCTGCACAATTGAGACAAATTGCAGAAAGAGCTAAAGAAGTACATCAAAGAACTTACAGTGAAACAAGAGATCCAACATTTAGTAATATTGCTAGTACAGCAAGCAGAGCAGCTAGAGAAATGGAAGGAAACGTACAAAGAAATGCTGAAGGTAACTTTGTATTAGTTAGAGATCCTGATCAAGCTCAAGCATCTGTTAACAATACAAAAGTTATTGAAAACAATGCTATAACACCTCCAGCAAATATGTTTGAAGATACGCTAAATGATGTACAATTACAAAGTTTTCAAACATATGAAAGAATAATAGATGGCAAATTTGCAGTTTATGGTTCAACTGGTCAAATCCTTGCAAATCTTACATATAGAGAATATGTTGAATTTGAAAAATTGGTTACTCCTGAAACAAGAAACTTTATTGTTCAAATAAGTGCAGCAGAAGCACAAACAATACAAGACTTAGCAAATAGATTTTTAACGTTTTATCGTAGTAGTAAAAGTCGATATACCATGGATGGACTGTAAGGTAAATACGTTATGGCTACTAATGACAAACCCCTATATAAAAGCATTACGGTAAAAGCAGCAAATGACGATACCGGACCTGTGAGCAGTAAAAAATATAGAGGTATTAGCACTGTTGATGCAGATCGTGGCAGTTATAATCTTTATGATATTTCGTTAATTAAGCAAGATATTGTTAATCATTTCCACATACGTCAAGGTGAAAAATTAGAAAATCCTACTTTTGGTACAATTATATGGGATATTTTGTTTGAACCACTTACTGATGGATTGAGAGATGCTATTATACAAAACGTAACTGATATTATTAACTATGATCCTAGAGTTAGTGTTGATAGTATAACAGTTGATACCTACGAAAGTGGTATACAAATTGATTGTTCTTTGACATATTTGCCTTATAGCATTAGTGAAACAATGCGACTAAAATTCGATCAAAGTGCAGGATTAATTTAACTGCGCACTTTATTAAATCACATAAATATTAAAAAGTGAGGACAGTGCAACATGTCAAGTACAGAACGTCAAAATAGACTTCTCTTAGCAGAAGATTGGAAAACAATATATCAGAGTTTCAAGTACGCTGATTTTCAAAGTTATGACTTTGATAATCTTAGACGTACAATGATCAATTACATACGTCAAAATTATCCTGAGGATTTTAATGACTACATTGAAAGCAGTGAATATCTTGCACTGATCGACCTTATTGCTTTCCTTGGTCAAAACCTTGCTTTCCGTACTGACTTAAATGCACGTGAAAATTTTATTGAAGTTGCAGAACGCAGAGAGAGTATTTTGCGTCTTGCAAGACTAATAAGTTACAATCCAAAAAGAAATCAAGCCGCAAACGGTTTGTTAAAAATTGAAAGTGTTAGCACAACAGAAGAAGTTATTGATAGTAATGGTAACAACTTGTCAAATCAAAGTATTATTTGGAATGATGGTACTAACCCTAATTGGTATGAGCAGTTTATCAAAGTATTAAATGCGTCTTTGCCTGTTAACACTGCTTTTGGAAGACCTATTAAAAAAGCATCTATTAACGGTGTTGTTACAGAACAATATAGATTCAACGGTACAAATACAGATATTCCTAGTTTTACTTTTAGTAAACAGATTAACAGTGTAAGCACTGCGTTTGAAATTGTAAGTACAGGTATTGACACAGATACAAATACACTAGTAGAAGAAGATCCTCTACCAGGTAATAAAATGGCATTTGTTTATAGAGATAACGGCCAAGGCGCAGGATCAAGCAACAGTGGTTTCTTTATGCATTTTAGACAAGGGTCTCTAAAAAACAATGTTTTTGATATAACAAACAATGCGCCAAATACAGTAGTTAACATTGATACTGATAATATCAATAATTCAGACGTATGGCTGTATAAACTTGATAAACAAAACAATGAAGAATCACTGTGGACTAGAGTAGATTCTGTTGAAGGTAACAATATAATTTACAACAGCGTATCAAAAGGTATACGTGACATTTATGCTGTACAAACAAGAATTGAAGATAGAATTAGTTTGATATTCAGCGATGGTGTTTTTGGTAATATTCCAAAAGGCAAATTCAAAGTTTATTATAGAACAAGCAAAAACCTAGATTATAGAATTAATCCATCTGATTTGATTGGTATCAATGTACAAATACCTTACATTGACAGATCTAACAAACAACAAACATTGAACTTAGTCCTTGAACTAAAAAGTGTTGTTGAAAATTCTAGTGTAAGTGAAAGCAACGAAAGTATTAAGAGTACTGCTCCAAGCACATATTACACACAAAATAGATTAATCACAGGTGAAGATTATAATATCGGTACACTAGGTGTAAACCAACAGATTATTAAAACCAAAGCTATCAATAGAACCAGCAGTGGTATTAGTAGATATTATGATTTACGTGATGCTACAGGAAAATATAGCAATACTTTGATGTATGGTTCAGATGGTGTAGTATTTGCTGAAGAATATCAAGATTTAGATAGTTTTGAATTTATTACAAAAACTGATATTGAAGCAGCAATTAACAATTTAATTGTACCAAAAATTAAAACAGCAAGTGTAAAGAATTTTTACTATGAAAAATTTCCTCGAAAAACCAGTATTGCTAATCTAAACATTACTTGGAATCAAACTACATCAGGAACAAACATTACAACTGGTTATTTTACTGATTTGTACAGTTTGCCTGTAACTGTAAGCTCGTTTACACAGGGTTTACCCAAGTATATTGAACCAGAAGCATTGATTAAATTTACACCTCCTTCAGGATATTGTTTTGACAAAGACAATAAACTAAAAGAAGGTTCTCCTACTGCCTCCGGAGATAAGGAATATATTTGGAGTAAAGTAATCAGTGTTGTTGAAGGTGGTACTGAAATTGATGGTACAACTGGTTTAGGACCTATTACATTTAATGATTATATTCCGTCAACTGTACAAGTTGCTGAAATTATTTCTCCTATTGTAGGTGCATTAACAAATGATGTAACTGTACAACTTGTAGACCAAGTATTTGCTTATAAAACTTTTGGTTTGCGTTATGATGTTGATTTACGTCAATGGAAATTGATATTGAATACAAACCTAAATGCATCAGCAGACTTTAGTTTAGGTAAGCAAGGTGATAACACTAATCAACAGTTGGATGCTAGTTGGTTGATGCTATTCGAAACCAATGGTGAAAAATATACAGTAACAACACGTTCTTACCGTTATGTTTTTGAAAGTGATGATGAAATACGTTTTTATCATGATAGCACTGATAGAATATACGACAGCAAAACAGGAAAAATTGTAAAAGACACAATTACAATTTTAAGCAACAACAATCAACCTGATAGTCTTAATGCTTTTACACAAGACTGGACATGGCAAGTTGTAAAAGAATATAGAGATGTTGACGGTTATGTTGACAATAAAAAATTAGAAGTTGGATTCTTTGACAGCGACGATGATGGTGTTATTGATAATCCTGATGTATTTAGAAGGGTGGTTGAGCCTACAGTGTCTCCAACTACAAAATACATATTTGCAAAAAAATATACTCGTAATGGTACAGAAGTATATGATTATGTTGATGCAGAATCTGAAAACATTGTAGTGCCTGCACTTGGAGATCCAAATGCTATTACAACTTATGCAGATGGTACAATAATTTACAATTATAAAAAAGATATTTTTTATACCGTAGACTTAACAGCAAATCAATTTGTGTTAAACACTAATTACAAAGTTTATACAGGTAGAGATAAAATACGCTTTGGATATAGTCATGCTGCAAACGAAAATCGCAGAATTGATCCAAGCAGCAGTAATATAATGGACGTTTATATGTTAACAAAAACATATGATACAAATTATAGAAAATATTTAAGCGGAGAATTAACTGAAGTAGTTTTACCTCCGAGTAGTGACAGCCTGTTCCAAAGTTACGGTGCAGATATAACACAAATTAAAAGTATCAGTGATGAAGTAATTTATCATCCTGTAAAATACAAACCACTTTTTGGTAGTAAAGCGAGTAACAATTTGCAAGCAGTATTTAAGATTGTAAAAAATCCTGGTAGAGTTGTAAATGACAATGATATTAAAGCAAGAGTAATTGATGCAGTGAACGAATTCTTTGCATTAGAAAACTGGGATTTTGGAGAAACATTTTATTTTAGCGAATTAGCAGCCTATATTGTTAAACAAGTTTCACCTGATTTAAGCAGTATTGTACTTGTTCCTAGACAAGAATCACAAAGTTTTGGTAGCATGTATGAAATAAAAAGTGAAAATGACGAAATCTTTATCAGTGCTGCAACAGTTGAAGATGTAGAAATTATTGATGCAATTACAGCAAATAGACTTAAAGCAACAGGTAATGTTGTAACAAGCGATGAAGTATTAAACACAGGTGTACAAAGCAGTGAAGAAGCAAGCACAATTATTATTGGAGGCGATTATTAATGGCATATAACGACGAGCAGAACGAATATCCTTTGCCAGCCGGTGATTCAAAGAATCCTTCTAGTGCTAACTTTTTGCCTCGATACTTTAGAACTGAAGCTAACAAAAAGTTTTTAGGAAGTACATTAGATCAAGTTACAACACCCGGTGTTGTAGAAAAAATCAATGCTTTTGCCGGACGTAGAGAAGCAAAGGCTGTAAAATCTACAGATACATATCTTGCAGATGTTAGCACAAATAGAGAAAATTATCAGTTAGAACCTGCTGTTGTAATCAAAGACAATATAGGCAATGTAGAGTTTTACAAAGACTACAATGACTACATTGGTCAACTTACTGCGTTTAGATCAACTACAAAAGATCACAGTAAATTAAACAGCCAAGAATTTTATGCATGGGATCCACATATAAACTTTGACAAGTTTACCAACTTCCGTGAATATTACTGGTTAGCAAATGGTCCACAAGAAATTCCTGTTAGAGGACAAAGTTTAGAAGTCCGTAGCACATATACAATTTCAACGGTTGTAGATGATGATAATACTGCTTATGTTTTTACACCAAACGGATTTTCAAGAAACCCGTCTTTGAAACTTTACAGAGGACAAACATATAGATTTGAAATTGACACTCCGGGCCATCCAATTGGTATAGCAATCAGTAGAGCGTTTCAGCCTGGTTTAGATAATGTAGACAGTAGTTTAATAACAACACTATTTGAAGACGGTGTTGAAATAACTCCTAATGATACAGACACTCTTAAAGAAAGAGAATATGCTATTAAAGAAGGATTTGTTGAAAAAGGTGTTCTTGAATTTACAGTTCCAATGAACGCACCTGAAACACTTTACTACATTTCACAAAATAATATCAACACCAGTGGTGTTTTCAACATATACGACATTGAAGAAAACAGTGAAATAAATGTTGAAGATGAAATACTTGGTAAAAAAACTTACAGAACTAGCGATGGCTGGGATTTTTCAAATGGTATGAAAGTTTATTTCCAAGGTAATGTTACACCAGCCTCTTATGACAATGGATTGTTCTATGTTGAAGGTGTAGGTGAAGCAATCAAACTTGTGCCGTTGACAGATCTTGCAGTGCCTGCTATTTTTACACAAGACACGCTTGTACCTTTTGATACCAACGGATTTGATAGAGTACCGTTTGGTGATGCAAAAAGTTTTGCCGGTACAAAAGATTATATCTGTATGAACCGTGCAGATGAAAGTAGGAATGGCTGGGCTAGATATAACCGTTGGTTCCACAAAGATGTAATTGAAGAATCAGCAAGAATTAACAATCAAGAAACAGGGTTAGATGAATCTCTCAGAGCAAAACGTCCTATTATTGAATTTGAAGCAAATTTACGTTTGTACAATCACGGTTCAACTGCAAAAACTTATGTTGATCTAGTTGATACATTTACTTCTGATGTTTTTAGTAACATCGAAGGACAAAGTGGATACAACATTGATGGTATTGATCTTGTTGAAGGTATGAGAGTACTTTTCACAGCTGATCCAGATCCTCTTGTAAATGGTAAAATTTATGAAGTAACATTTATTCTTCACACAAATACAACACAGATTAGTTTGGTTGAAACAGAAGACACTGATCCTGAACTAGATCAAACTGTGCTTGTAAAAGATGGTAATAAAAATGCTGGCAGAATGTTTTGGTACAATGGAACAGAATGGAAAATTGCACAGGATAAAACTGCTCTAAATCAAGCACCAAGATTTGATTTGTTTGACAACAGTGGCTACAGTATAGGTGATGAAGACTACTATCCTTCTAATAATTTTGAAGGTAATAGATTGTTTGCTTATAGAGTAGGCACCGGTGCAAACGATTCTGAATTAGGATTTCCTCTAGCATATAAAAATATAAACAACGTAGGTGATATTGTATTTGATTTTCCTCTACTTACACAATCATATGAGTATGAACAAAATAACGTTGTATACACTCAACCTAGCGATGAACTTTTCCTAAAGAAAAACAAAAGCAACGGTGTGTACTATGTTAATGCATGGACAAAAGCAAACGAATTAAGCAGCCAGTATGTTATTAGAAAATACACAGGCGATGACATAGTAAATCGTTTTCCAATTGATGTTTACAATAACAGTGCAAATCTAACAGATCTTGTATGCAAAGTATATGTTAACAATCAATTCAAAATACAAGGAGTTGATTGGAATTTTGTAGATGATAACAATGTACGCAAAATAAATCTTGTTCAAGAGTTGAGTGCAGAAGATGTTTGTATTATTAAAACAAAAAGCAGTGCTGACAAAACTTCTGTTGGACATTATGAAATACCTTACAATCTTGAAAGAAATCCTCTTAATAATAATATTACAGAGTTTACACTTGGCCAAGTTAATGACCATGTAGAAGGATTGATTGCAGAAGTACCAGCATTTAATGGTAAACAACCAGGCCGCGGAAATTTAAGAGACTTAGGCGAAGTTGCAAAATATGGTAGAAAATTTGTACAACACAGTGGACCTATTAATTTGCCATTGTATCATCTTACCGATAAAAATGCAAATATTGTAAAAGCAGTAAGATTTGCAAAAACTGAATATAGTAAATTCAAAAGAGAATTTTTATCAGTAGCCAAAGCAAGTACGTTTGTAGGCCCTGTAAAAGAGCATGTTGATTTGTTATTACAAGAATTAACAAAAAACAAAACAAAAACCATGCCATTTTACAGTACAGATATGATTGGATTCGGTGGTGCAAAGTTATTAGAATATACTGTGCTTGATAATAGAAATAGATATTATGCTCTTTCTAAAGTTTTTAATATTAGACAATTAACCAAAAAAGCAGTTTACGTTTACCTAAACGATGCACAATTAACATATGGTACTGATTATACGTTTACAGAAAACGGATTTATTGATATTACAGCCGCAAATGAAAATGGCGATGTTATTAAAATCTACGAGTACGAAAATACTGAAGGAAGTTTTTTACCTCCTACACCTACAAAACTAGGTATGTATCCTGCCTATGAGCCTGAATTACAAACTGATAATAGTTATTCAACTACTACAAAAGTAATTAGAGGACACGACGGTAGTTTAAGTGTTGCATACAACGACTACAGAGATGATCTTTTACTGGAATTAGAAAAAAGAATTTACAACAACTTAAAAGTTGTATATGATGAAAATGTTTTCAATATTCATGATTATATCGAAGGCATATATCGTAATTCAAACGTTCCAAAAGAAAGCATGGACAGAATCCTTATAAGTGATTTTGTTGCATGGTTGCCATTGGTAGGAAACCCTGATTATACTACAAATGAATTTGTGACTCAAGGTGATGGATTTACATACAATTATTCACGCAGCATTAGCGCAACTGGTGAAAAATTACCAGGGTATTGGAGAGCTGTGTACAAGCAAGCATATGATACAGATCGTCCACATATGACACCGTGGGAAATGCTTGGATTTAGTGTCAAACCAACTTGGTGGGAAACACAATATGGTCCAGCTCCTTACACCAGTGATAACTTGATTATGTGGAAAGACTTAGAACTAGGCTTAGTAAAAGAACCTGGAAAAGCAGCATATGTTAAAAAGAAATATGTGCGCCCACAATTAACAAAACATTTGCCAGTAAATCAATTTGGCCAACTTGTTGACCCATTAGCCAGTGGTTTTGCAAAAGAATTCAGCTACGCTATGATGAGAAACGATGGCTTTAAGTTTGGCGACGAAGCACCTATTGAAACTGCTTGGAGACGCAGCAGTGATTATGCATTTAGCCTTCTGGTTGCAATGATAATCAACAGACCAGCACAAGTATTTGCAATTGGTTTTGATAGATCAAGAACATCAAGAAACATTGCTGGCAATTATGTATACAATGGTAAAAAAGCAATTAGAGCAAAAGATTTAATTTTTCCTAAAACAAAAACCAACGGAAAAGTAAATCAAACTCTTGGTTTAATAAATTATATTGAAAATTATTTGCAAACAAATATTACTGCAAATTATGAAAAATATATTGACAGATTAAAAACAATAAACTCACAAATAGGTTTGAAACTAGGCGGGTTTGCAGACAAGAGCAAACTAAAACTTGTTTTAGATAGTAGAACACCGTTGAATCAAGGTAATGTATTTGTACCTCAAGAAAATTATCAAATTTTCTTAAACACTAGTAGTGCTCAAGAAATAGTTTCTTACAGTGGTGTGATTATAGAAAAAATTGGTCGTGGATATAAGATTTCAGGATACGACAAAGAAGATCCGTATTTTGAATATTACAAGCCAATAGAAAGTGCAAACGACATTGGTATTAATGTTGGTGGTATCAGTGATAGCTTCCTTGATTGGGATGAAAATAAACAAGTTGTTGCAGGTAAAATTGTAAAATACAGCAATAGATTCTATAGAGCAAATGAAAACCATATCACAGGTGCAGAGTTTGATTCAACACTATATAGTGCTCTAAAAGAATTACCTATTGCTGGCGGTGCTAATGCAGTTCTTAGACGTAGATTTGAAAGCGTTAAATCAACAATTGATTATGGTACTATATTAACAAAGTCTCAAGAGGTTGTTGACTTTTTACTAGGCTACGAACAATCTTTACTTGAGCTAGGATTTAGCTTTGAATACAACAACCGTGAAACTGAAACTATTGAAGATTTTAGATTAGCAACCAAAGAATTCTTATTCTGGACAACACAGAACTGGGCTGCAAACAGTGTGATTGTTTTAAGTCCTGGTGCAAACACTGTTGAATTTAACAGAGATTATTTTGTAGTTGACGATGTGTTTGATAACTTTTACGGTTTAGATGTGTTAAAAGCAGATACAGGCAAATTGAGAACCAGCTACACAAATATTATTAGAGATAACACAAATAGATTTGGCATTGCTCCAAAGAATAATGCTGAAGGTATTTTCTTTATTAAACTACCATTAGTACAAAAGGAACATGTTGTATTGATTGACAATACAACTGTTTTCAATGACACAATTTATGATCCTGAACCAGGCTATAGACAAGAACGCATAAAAGTAGTTGGTTATAGAACTGACGATTGGAACGGTAGTCTAAATATTCCCGGCTTTACATATGATGAAGCATTGGTTACTGAATGGGAATCATGGAAAGATTATTACATCGGAGAACTAGTAAAATACAAGCAATTTTATTACACTGCTGTTGTAACCCACAGCGGCACTGAAGAATTTAACTTTAGTAATTGGAACGTATTATCAGAGCGTCCAAAAAGCAGCTTAAAACCAAACTGGGATTACAGAGCAAATCAGTTTACCGATTTTTATGACTTAGACACTGATAATTTTGACAGTGAACAACAGCGTTTAGCACAGCACTTGATTGGTTATCAAAAACGTCAATATTTAGAAAATATAATCAATGACGATGTAAGTCAATATAAATTCTATCAAGGCATGATTCAAGATAAGGGTACAAAAAATGCTCTTACAAAGTTGTTTGACAAATTAGGTAGTGCTGATAAAGACAGTTTAGAATTTTTTGAAGAATGGGCAATACGCACCGGACAATACGGTGCTACAGATGCATTTGACGAAGTTGAATATCAACTAGATGAAAAGCAATTTAGGATTGAGCCTCAAACAGTTGAATTGGTCAACACAGTTGACAATACTAGAACTGATCTAGTGTATCAATATCCTAAAGCAAAAGTATATCTAAAAAATAACGACTATGATCATGCACCATTTCCTGTTGCTGATAATTTAGAAGAATATACCAAAACAGCAGGATACGTTGCTCTTGATCAAGTAAACTTCATTGCACGTTCATTAAAAGATGTGCTATCTTTCAACATAAACAGTATTGATCTAAACAAGTACATTTGGGTACCTGAAGTACAACAATCATGGAGTGTTTACAAACACATTCAATCTCCTGTAAGAATTGTTAGAATAGACAAAACAGATATTGGATTTACAGCAACTTTTGATAGAGCTGTTCCTTTTAGCGTCGGCGAAATTATTGGTATTAACAATGTTAACGACGATGTTAACGGATTTTGGACTGCTAGAGATGTAAGTTTGAATGTTGTTGAATTTTATTCAAACAAAGACATTGGAGAAGAAGGCATTGATTTAAGTGATAGTACACTTGGTATAGTATCACAATTAAATGGTCGTAGACTAAACAATATCACTGATATTAATTCACTGTTAATTGATTATGATGTTACTGAAAATGATCGCCTATGGTTAGACGATAACGGTACTGGCAAAAGCGAAGTAATTGATAATGCTAGAATATTTAATCTACAAGCAGAAATTCCAAATGAAGAAGGATTAGTAGATGTAGGTTATGGTACTAGTTTTGCAGCAAGTGGTAGCAATCAAGTGTTGGCAGTAGGTATGCCTGGTGCAGGATTAAATGGTCGTGTTGCTGTATATACTAGATTAAGTGAATCATTAGAATACACATTATTACAAACTTTAGAAATTGATGGTATTAAAACACAAGCAATTGAAAGTATAATAAATTCAAATCCTGGTGTAATTACTACACCTATTGCACACGGAATTAGAGAAGGCGAAAAAATATTAATTTCAAATGCAACTGGTATTACTGCTCTTAACGACAATTATTATTATGCAAAACCAACAACTACAACTGCATTTGAAATTTACACAGATAAAGCGTTAACTAATCCTGTAGATACTACAGCATTAGGCACACACGATGTAAACAGTGGTACTTTAACTGTTGGTACACTTTATGATATAGGTTCAGGTTTTGGTACTAGTGTTGACGTAACTGAAAACGGACAATACATTATTGTTGGTGCACCTAATGCAAGTGATGTTCGCAGCAAATATGTTGGCGAATATGATGGTACTGCAAGCTACTTACAATATGATATTGTATCTGACAGAGGTACATTATGGCAAGCACTAAGAGATACTCCTGCTGGTGTAGCAGATAGTACAATCAGTACTTTGTCACAGGATTGGGAGTTAGTAGATGTATTAACTGCTGACCAATCAGCATATTTAAGTAATCTACAAAACCAAGGTGTTATACATGTCTACAAAAAAGATGTTACAGCTTATAAACTAGAAGCAACAATTTTATCACCTGTTGCTAGATCAGGAGAGCAGTTTGGTATTGCAATCAAGTCTGCATTTACTAGCGATTTAGTACACAAGTTTTATGTGAGAAGTTTAGCAGATAATGGTAGAATATATTTCTTAGAAAACAGTCTTGCTAATGTAAACATTTTCAACTATTCAAGAGATCCAAATTACAAAGGTACATTTGATCCTCTAAAAACATACTATGAAGGTGAAATAGTATTTGCAGGATATATTTTATACAAAGCAACAACAAATGTATTTGGAAGTAGTGGAATACTACCTGGTGTTGACAGCGAGTGGCAACAACTTGATCAATATATTGACTATGTTGGTTTTGTACCTAATCTTGGTGATGTAACAGAAACAGAAAGTGACAGTGTAGGTTTAGGCACAGCATCTGATATTGGTAAAAGTTTTGATGTATCAAAAGATGGTAATGTGATAGCTATTGCTGGTTATTTAGATGCAACAGGAATCAATCGTGTTAGTGTATACAGATTCAACAACAACGACGGACGTTATGTTTACGAATCTAACATTGACGGCGATGTAGCAGCAGAAGACGATTTTGCTTATTCATTGGCAGTATCAGATGATGGAAAAGACATTGCAATAGGTGCTATTGGCGCTGACTTTACAGGTCTAAACAATGGTAAAGTATATCTTTATAGATACAATTTTGACAGCGAAAATCCTTTGTTTGAATTGCAACAAGAATTGTATTCTCCAAAAGGACAGCAAAATGAATACTTTGGTTACAGCTTAGATTTTAGCAAAAACAAACTTGCAATAATGAGCACCAACGGTGATAATATTGCAGAAATGACATTTGATTCAAATCTAACACAATTTGATAATAGTGCAACTGCATTTAGAGATCGTGTTGTAGATAACGGTCAAGTTTACATTTTTGAAAACTACAACGATACTTGGATTTATGCAGAAAAAATGAGATATCTAAGAGATACTTCAAAAGCTCTATTCCCAAGTGTGAAAATAGTTGATAACCACATTATTGTTGGACAACCTGGCAGTATGTTTACTAATAGTCTTGGCCTAGATACAAACGTTGGATTTGTTGTAGATTTTAGAGCACAGAAAAATACTAATGCTTGGACTTCAAATAGTTTGATACAAGATTATGTTGATTTATCACAGATTAAAAATGTATTCTTGTACGACAAAACAAACGGCGATCTTGTAACATACTTGGATTATATTGATCCTGTACAAGGTAAAATCGCAGGACCTGCAGAGCAAGAACTAAGTTTCAAGTTGTATTATGATCCTGCTGTGTATAATATTGGCAGCACAAATACAGGAAACAAAACACCTTGGGACAGTAGATATGTTGGAAAGCTATGGTGGGACCTAAGCACAATCAAATGGTTTAATACAAGACAGCGTGGCCTTGAATATAAAACTAACAATTGGAATACTCCGCTACCAAGTTTTGAAGTAGACGTTTACGAATGGGTTGAAAGCGACTTACTACCGAGCGAATGGGATGATATTGCAGATACAGTAGAAGGCCTAGCAGATGGTGTTAGTGGAACAACCAAATACAATGACGACAGTTATGTTGTTGCAGATGTGTATGATGCAGTAACAGGAACCTTCTCAAACAAATATTATTATTGGGTAAAGAACAAAAGAACCCTTCCGGCAGTTGACACACGAAGCATTAGTGCATATGATGTAACATTGCTTATTCAAGATCCTGCAGGTCAAGGATACAGATTTGTAGCATTCTATGAAAACAACAAGTTTGGACTTTACAACGTAAGAAATCTTATCAAAGATGAAAATATAATTCTGCATGTTGAATGGAAAAAGTTTGAAACTGAAAATAATATTCACAGTGAATATCAGCTTCTAACTGAAGGCGTTGCTACAAGCAAGCCTAATGCAGATATAGTGCAAAAATGGATTGACAGTTTAGTAGGATATGACAAAAACAGTAATCAGCTACCAGACATTGATATTAGCATACCTCGTAGGTATGGTGTTCTAAATACTCCAAATCAAAGTATGTTTATCAATAGAACTGAGGCTCTAAAGCAAGTAGTTGAAAGAGTCAATGGTGTTCTTGCAGATAACTTAATTGTAGATGATTTTAGTTTAAGTGGTTTACAAAAAGCAGACCCAATGCCTAGCATTTACAGCAATGATTACGATGTTAAAATTGCAAGCGAAAATCTTTTAAGATTTGTTCCTGTTGCTAGAATTGAAACTGCTACACTTACACCTACAATTATTGATGGAAGAATTAAAAGTGTAACTATCACAAATCCAGGTAGAGGATATGTTGATCCTAGTTATACAGAAGGCAGTGTGCGCAAAGGACCTACTGTAGATATTAGAGGCACAGGTACAGGTGCAAAAATACAACTTTACATCAATAACCTAGGACAAGTTACAAGTGCAGTAGTAGAAAAAGAAGGTAAAAATTACAGTGATAACACACTGTTAATTGTAAGAAGATTTACAGTGCTTGTTGAAAATGATAGCAACATTGGCGGATTCTGGGCATTGTATAATTACACACCGGAGCAAAAAGAATGGAGTGTAGAAAGAATACAATCGTATGATACTACATTATATTGGCAATATACAGACTGGTATGCAGAAGGGTATGATGAAACTACTGCTATCAATCATCTAGTACCTGGAAGTTATGCATTAGAAGCAACCAACGATTTAATTGGCGAAGTGGTAAAGATTGAAAACATTGGATCTGGTGGTTGGTTACTACTAGAAAAAATTGACAACTTACCAGAAGTAGATTATACTGTAAATTATAAAACTATTGGTAGACAAAATGGTACAATTCAATTATCAAAATTATTGTATCAAAATCAAACCAGTGGCTTTGATAATCAAGTATTTGATGCATACTTGTATGATAGAGAACCTGTAAACGAAATACGCAACATTATGTTGGCTTTACAAAATCAAATTTTTGTAGACCAACTAGAAGTTGAGTGGAACAAACTGTTCTTTGCAAGTATTAGATATGCATTAAGTGAACAAGTTAATATTGATTGGGTATTCAAAACAAGTTTTGTAAAAGCAAAACACAATGTTGGCGAACTACAACAAAAAATTACATTCAAAAATGATAACCTTCCTAATTATGAAGATTATGTAAACGAAGTAAAACCTTACAAAACTAAAGTTAGAGAATACGTAAGCAGTTATCAAAAAACAGAGCCGACACAAACCAGTGTAACTGACTTTGATTTGCAGCCACGTTATGATGAAGTAGAAGGACGTATTGTTGCCGAAAGAACAAGTGTGTTCAATAGCGAAGTACAAACTTACAGTCCTTTTGTTGAAACGTATCCTCAAAAGCATTGGTTAGATAATGTTGGTTTTGAAATAACTGAATTTAAGATTTATGATGGCGGCACAGGTTGGACTGATGGTCCAAATGTAACTGTAAGCGGTGGCGGAGGTCCTACATTAAAAGGTAGAGCTACACTTGCTGGAGATGTTGTAAACTTTATTGATGTTGATGTAAAAGGTGCAAAATATATTACAGCACCTACTGTAACTTTTGACGGTACACAATCTGAAGAAGGTACACCAGCAAGAGCATATGCTATTATTGGTAATAGCAAAGCAAAAGCAACACATATGCTAATGAAGTTTGATCGTGTATCAGGAAATCTTGTTTTCACTGATTTACATGTTCCAACTGAAACATTTACAGGAAACGGTGCGTCAACTGATTTTGTATTGAAATGGCCAATTGACACAAGAGTTTCAAAAATCAAAGTAACAGTAGACGGAGTTGAAAGTTTAAGCAGTGAGTTTACACCTAGCAACAAAGAAGATACAAGCACAGGGTATACTAGAAAATTAGGTGTTATTAGTTTTGCAGAACCTCCTGCAACAGGTGCTGTTGTTATTGTAGATTATTATAGAAATGCAAGTATGTTGACAGCAGCAGATAGAATTACCTATTTCTATAAGCCAACAGACGGCATGCCAGGTAACGATCTTGCACAAGTAATGGATGGCATTGATTACGGTGGAGTTCAAATAGATACAATTTCATTTGGTAATACTCTAGGGTTTGATACTGATGGATTTGGTGTAAACAGTTTTGACACATACGACAGTGCATTTGATGATGAAATATTTGTATTAGATGGTAGTACAAATGTGCTTGATCTTGCTACTCCTCTTGAAGCAAACGTTACATACAACATTTACTTCAAGAGTGTTGCTGCACCTAAGAGCGAAAGTCCAATTAGACTAGACAGCGATAGTTGGCCAACAGCAGATGAAAAATTACCATTTGCTGTAATGGGTCCAATAAACGGCGACGGTATTACAACTAGTATTGTTTTAAGTGATATACTTGAGGAATATAACATTCTTGATGATATTCCTTATGTTGCCAACCAAGCCGGTGACACTATTATTATTAGAAAAGAATCTAGTGATGGTACAACTACTCCAGACTTTACTAATTTTGATGTAGAACTACGTGGTGGCGATTTTGCGCTATCAACTGCTACTGGAGTTCAAGCAGGTGATATTACAGTTGACGGTGATGGATTTGTTACACCAACTACAAGTAAAGGACCTGAGGAACAGGTACCTGGCCAATTAGTTGATGCACTAGATATTACAGTGTACAACAGAGTTCAAGATGGACAGGGTGTTATAACTGTACACAACTTTACAACCGACGATGCTACACTCGAGTATGCACTAAGCGGAACAGCAAAGTCGCAATCAAATGTAATTGCAAAACTAGATTATGAAATACTAGATCCATCGTTGTACACAATTGATTGGAAAACAAACACATTCCAATTTGCTGATAGTACACCTTTAGTTGCAAATAAAAATCTAAACATTATATTAATTGATAATAATGGTCTTGATGTAATAGACAGCGATCGTATTGTTGCTATTGATCAATCAACAAGATTGCATACAGATATCAAGTACGATACAAATTATAGTTTGTTTGTTACAAGAAACGGAAATGTTGAACTAGCAACACCTCTAAATGTTAATGGTAACTTGTTTATAGAGCTTACAACAAAAAGCCAAATAGGCGATATTTTTGATTACACAGTTTATAATAGTACAACACCTGATTTTAGTCAAATAGTTGTTGATGAATCTTTTGTTCCTGATGGTGTAAAAAATTATCATATATTTAGAACAGGTGCTAACCCACAAGCAGAAGTTCTCCTTCCATATAATAGAGAACCTTTAGCAAATAATATTGTTGTACAAGTTAACAATAAAATATTAAATCCGGGTTATAGGAAGAAAATTATTATAGGTACTGATAGAAGTTATGAAATTGACAAATGGCAATTTGAAATTTTATCTCGTGTTTATCAACAAGATATAATTGTGTATCTAAATGGAGATTATTTGTCACCTAATTATTGGAACTTTGATCCTGTTAATGGACGAATAGATTTAACTTCAACGGTTGTTGGCAAAGAAGGTGATGTTTTAGAAGTACATATTATACGTGATGCTGAATATTCATTTACTGACACAGTCATAGAAATGACTGTAACAAGTCCAGCGTGGAGCAACGGTATTCCAGTAGGCGACGAAATATTATTTGCCTTAACAGATGATAGCACAACTGTCAGAGGAATAGTAAAAGAAAAAACTGTAAATGGTAATGATGTAACTCTTAAGTTGTATGGTTATGAGCGTGATGCTATTGAAATGATAACAAAAGATGATACACCAAAAAGTGTTACAGCTATTGCTACATATGGTGATGACAGCACATACGAAACTGTAGAATTAACAAGTGTAAGTTTTGCACAAGGTGAAACATTGAATTTTGCTACACCACCTGCTGCTAGACATGCAGTAAAAATTTACACATTCTCAAATCACGATATAAACGGTTTTGAAAGAGAAAGTTTCAATGTTGTATTTTCAACTACACATGCTCCAGAAGGAACTGATGCATATCTTGATAGAAACCTATTAACAAAAGGTTATATTGCATTGAGCAAACCTGCAATTAGTTCTAACTATGTGTGGGTAATTAAAAATGGCAGATTACTAAGTGCAGAAGTAGATTACACACTGTCTGCAGATAATTCAGCTGTGCAACTAGCAAGACGTGTAAACAAAAACAGCACTATAGAAGTAATACATTTTGCAGGTGCAGTAAGTACACCAAAATATGGATTTAGAATATTCAAAGACATGCTGAATAGATATCACTTCAAGCGTTTGAATAATGCAAATACATATAGATTACAGCAGCCTCTAAATTATTACGATACACAGATTTTATTAGAAAATGCAGACGGTATTACTATTCCTGATCGTAATAGAAATCAGCCAGGTATTATTTGGATTGACAAAGAACGTATAGAATATTATTCTGTAGAAAACGCTACATTGTCTCAGTTACGTAGAGGAACACTTGGTACTGGTATAAAAACAGTACACGATAAAGGTTCTACAGTAATTGGTCAAGGTCCTGAAGAAACAATACCGTATAAAGAAAATACACAAGTTGTTGATTTAACAGATTTTGCAGACGGAAGTACTGGTGAAATTTTACTAGAAAATGATCTATATGCAGCAGCAAATGCATATGTAGACAAACTGTCTGCAACATTAAGTGCGTTTGAAATTGAAACATTAGTTGATCATATTGCTTCAAGTATGATTGATATATTTATTGGAGGTAGACGTTTAAGAAAAGAACTTCCATTAGAAACAAATAACAAACTAAAAGACAGAAACTATTACAAGTTTAATGCAACAATAGATCAAGATTCTCCAGCAGGTGATGAAATAGTACCACCTGAATTTACAACTGAAAATGTGTTTATAAATGGCGAGTCAAAAACACTATTGATATTAAATATTCAAGATGATACACATCCTGATAATATTCCATTGTTTGGAGAAAAAATTACGCTTGTAAGAAAAACTGGACAAATTTGGAATGATGTAGTTGAAGGAAATACTACATTATCGCTTAGTGAAAGTCAAAACAAGATCGCAAGATTTATAAGAGAGAAAACAATATCGCTACCACGATAAATACAGTATAGGTGAGATAACATGGAACAAAAAACTGATTACAGCGGCATACATGTCGAAGGACACATAAAGATACACAACCCAGAATCTGGCGAAGTGTTTATCAATAAACGTAATGCTATTCATTATGAAAACATGAGTATTGCATTGGCTGAAAGTTTAGGCAATGCAGGTCAAGGTTTCATATATGAAATGGCCTTTGGCAATGGCGGCACTAGTGTTGATCCAACTGGTATAATTACATATCTCACACCTAACAGTACAGGAACTAATGCAAGCCTATATAATCAAACCTATACTAAAGTAGTTGACGATCAAAGCGTAAACAACACAGATCCAACGAGAAACAAAATAGAAACAAGACACCTAAGTGGTACAAACTATACTGATATACTTGTTTCTTGTTTGCTTGATTACGGAGAGCCTGACGGACAGGCAGCATACGACACTGCTGCAAATGCCGAAGATCAGTTTGTATTTGATGAGCTAGGTTTGAAAAGTTATTCTCCAACTGGAGATGGTAAACTGATTACACACGTTATTTTCCACCCTGTACAAAAATCACTAAACAGATTAATACAAATTGATTATACAGTAAGAGTACAAAGTTTGAGTGGAGGTAATATTTAATGGCATATAATATTCCATTTACAGATTCAGCAAACAAAGGCAATATTACTGTAGAAGATAATAGTATCAATACTGAAACAAGTTTACTATTACCTGGTAGAAATACAAATGATTACGGTACAAGTATTCTTACAAACTTTTTACATTTGCTGGAAAATCATGCCGATGTTAATCCTCCTGCTAATCCAGTTGAAGGACAACTATGGTATGATACAACAAACGATGTAGATCAATTAAAAATTTATGATGGTACTAACTGGGTTGCTGCCGGCGGCTTGAAAAAAAGCGGTGCAGAACCAGAAAGTATTAATAGTACAGTAGGTGACCTTTGGGTCGATACAAGCACAAGTCAGCTTTACCTTTACAGTGGTAGTGGTTGGATACTTGTTGGTCCTAGCTTTGCAACTGGTAACAAAACAGGTGCGTTAGCAGAACAAATAGTTGATACAGCAGATATTACACGTGATGTAATAATTAATTATGTTAATAATATTCCTGTAAGTATTATGAGTGCTGTTGATTTTATACCAAAAGCAGTATTATCTGGATTTCCAAAAATATATGTTGGTACAACTTTAAGTACAAATGTTAGTGGAAATTTGGCAAATATTAAAGGTATTGTAGAACAAGCAGCTTATATACAAGAGAATCCAACACTAGCACAACCTTCGGGTACTGTTGCTGTTGCAACTCTTGCACGTAAAGATGCAGGCGGCGGAACCCAAGTATTTCAAAACAAAATCACAATGCCTAATGCTGGTCTTGAAATAGGAACAGTAAAAACTTTCAGTGCGTTAGTCGAAGGACAAAGTGGTATTTTAGAACTATCAGGTGCAGGCACAATGGACATAAGAACGCCTGTGAGTGCTAACCCTGTTGTAAGAATATCTAACGATGGTAACTTTGGTGTTAATACACTAAGTCCTGTAGAAAAATTTGATATGAAAGGTAACTTGAATATCGGCGTTGAAACAGGTGACGATGCTGCATTAGATACAAGCGGTAAATTAATAGTCAACAGTGAATTTGATAGTTTAGCACCAACTACAGGAGCCGCAGTAGTAAAAGGTGGTTTAGGAGTTGCAAAACAATTACAAGTTGGAGGTAGAGCAACTTTTGATGGTATAATTCAAACCAACCAAGTTGGTACTGTTATGGAACCTGACACTGCAAACACAGGTATTATTGGTAGCACAGTAAATAGATATTCAGGAATTTACGCCAACACAGTATATGGTAATTTACAAGGTAATGTAAACGGTAACGTTACTGGTAATGTTACAGGTAGTTCGAGTAAACTTACTAGTCCGACTACATTTGCAATGACTGGAGATGTTACCGCAAGTTCATTTACATTTGATGGACAAACAGGCGGCAGTACTAAAACATTTACAACTACTATAAATGATGACTTTATTAATACAAAACTTGATGTAGCAGCACAATTAGGAAGACTAATTAGCACAGACGAAATAATTATATATAGACCTACTGCTGATGATGTTACTGTTGATCCTACAGGAACACTAGGTGTTTTCAAAACTACTATTGGTGATATTACAGCACAAATTTCTCAATTACCAATCGGAACAGTAATGATGTGGGCAGGTTTAGCAGCACCTACTGGATGGTTTATTTGTGACGGTTCAGAATATCCAATTTCGACATATGGTAATTTAGCAACCGCAATTGGGTGGAATGCAAGTGATCCAACAACTTGGTATTGGGGTAATGCTAGTACAATTACTAATTTTGTTATACCTGACTTTAGAGGTCGCTTGCCAACCGGTATAGGAACACCCGGAGGAGCTAACAGAATTTCAAACGCTGCAACAGGAACAATGGGCGGTGTATCAGGTGCAGATGAAGCTACACTTATTGCTTCAAACTTGCCAGATCACACACACGATTTATTAAGTAGCACAGGCGAACAGTTTTATGCAGTAACCAATGCATCTACAAGCGCACCTGAAACATTAACAGGCGGTGGCATTGATGGCGGTACAGGAAGTAGATTACCCAATAGCGGAACTATAACTGGAGGATCATCTAACGATCCAATTGATATTACACCACCGTTTGCTGCTATTAACTTTATCATCTATCACGGGGTAACATAATGAGTTATAAATTAAATAAAACAGACGGATCATTAGTTGTAGAACTTGTTGATGGTAGATTAGATACTACGACCACAGACATTGGATTGATAGGTAAAAACTATCAAGGATTTGGCGAAACAATAAATGAAAACTTTATTGCATTATTAGAAACATTTGCTAACACTGCACCGCCGAGCAAACCATTGAGAGGGCAACTGTGGTATGATACTGCTGAAGCAAGATTAAAAGTTTATGATGGCACAACATTTAGAAGCACAGATAGTACTGTGTTTTCTTCTACACAACCAACGAGTTTAGTAGAAGGCGATATTTGGATTAATGGTAGCGAAAACAGAGTTTATTTCTTTGACGGTACCGACACAATATTGGTAGGGCCTAGTTATACAAAATCACAATTAAAATCAGGCACCGAAGTTGTAACAGTAAAAGATACTACTGGACAAAATAAAGTTATTGTAAAACTGTTTATCAACGGTAGTAATGTTGGACTTTGGTCAAAAGCAGCATTTACTCCATTTCCGTCCATCACTGGTTATAATTCAATAAAAACTGGCTTTAACATCAATGCAAGTTTTAGTGATTTTGCATTTCATGGAAAAGCAGAAAGTGCTGAAAAACTTGTTACCTCTTTAGGCGAAGAGTTTACCAAAGATTCATTCTTAACTACATTGCCAGACGCAGCCGGCGGCAATCGTGTAACACAAGGTACAATTACATTCAGCAACGATAATGGTATTTTTATTGGTGCAAACAATAGATTGAATATTAAAAAATCTGGTACAAAGACTTTATTCGACAACTTAGGTATTGATAATGATTTTGAATTACAATTGAATAAAGATACTGGTACTGGTACTATTGCATACAGTGCTTTTAAGTTTGATACAGTTAACCAGCGTATGGGTATTTTTAATGATTCTCCAAATGCAATTGTTGAAGGCGGCAGTGACACACGTTCGTCGGGTGTAGTAATTGGTACCACTGCTAATCCAAAGAATTTAGTTGTAACAGGCGATATGCGAATAGATGGTGACCTTAGAGTAGGCACTGTTGTAAATGAAGAAATAGCAACACTTAGAGTTGCTGATAAAGTTATTGAACTTGCCACACCAGATGATAGTTCGCTAGTAGACAGTTCAAGTGAATATATTGATGGTGCAGGTATTGTTATAAACACAAACCAAGGCAGTATTGATTGGGTATACAGAAATGAAAATCATAACTGGACAACCGAAGTAAACATCAATATTGATAATCAAGTTGGAAAATACAAAATTGAAGATGAAACAGTTCTAACAAAGACTGGGTTAGGACCAAGTGTTGTAAACAGTAATCTTACAAGTATTGGTACACTTGTTGCAATTAATGTTGATGATATTAATATTGATAATAATGTTATTACAAGTAGCAATCCAAACGGATTAGAATTCAATGTTTTGAATGATATTGCAATTAATCCAGGAACACTAAGCTATAGATATATTACAGGTGTTAAAAAACCTATCAGTGCGTTGAATGCTGCATACAGTGTTAACAACGAATCAGCAGACGATCTTGCCGCCACAAAAGGTTATGTTGACGAAGAAATATTAGGCAGAACACAATATCACACAGTGAATTGTACAGGTTTTGGTGCTGCTGGTTTTGGAGCAGCAGGTGATTTAGAAAGTGCATTAAAAGCATTATTACTTTCATGGATACCTACAACAAGTGTTACAGAAAACACAACAGTGAGAATACTTGCAGAATCACCAACTGCTACAACAGATCCAATTGATGTTAACAGTAGCATCAACAAGAGCTTCTTAGCTGTAGACAGTGCTGGTGTACAAAACGTAAGTGTAATTTCAGATATAAATATTAGTCCTGATCCTACAACAACTATTACGTTTGGAATGGATAGACATATAGTTGAATTTAGGATGCAGGCAAGCGATTGGGTTTGGGTGTCAACCGTAACATATCCATAATTACGATAAATAAGTGTAAGCACGAGGAGCGAAGATGGCATACATAATAAACACTTTTAACGGTAACCAACTCGTTGTAGTTGAAGACGGCACAGTTGACCAAACTACCGATATTAAACTTATTGGTAAAAACTACAGTGGTTACGGAGAAGCACAAAACGAAAACTTTTTGCATTTATTAGAGCATTTTGCAAATACAACAGCACCTGCTAAAGCAATTACAGGACAGGTTTGGTATGATGCAGGTACTGCAAAACTTAAATTCTACACTGGTACAGCATGGAAAAATGCTGGTGGAGCAGAAGTTGCTGCAACAGAACCAGCAGGATTAAACGAAGGTGATTTGTGGTACAATACTACAAGCAGTCAGTTATATGCAAAAAATGCAGTTGGAGAATTTATTCTTGTTGGACCTCAAGCAGCAGGCGACGGTACAACACAAATGCAAAGTGTTACAGTAGTAGACAACCTCAGTGCTAATAAATCTATTATTGTTGCATTAATTAACGATACTCCAGTGTATGTCATTAGCTCACAAGAATTTACTTTAGGCTCAACACAACCTGCAGATGCTCCAGATTTAACTGGATTTACATTAATCCGCAGAGGCATAACATTAATTAACACAGACAGCACAACAGGTGTAACAACAGGTGCAGGTACAGCAGGCGAACCAGTTATTTGGGGTACTGCAAGTGATGCGTTAAAACTAAACGGACAACCTGCTAGTGATTTCTTAACAGCAAGCACAGCAAACTTTACAAGTATTGCACGTTTTGCTGATGCAGGATTTACAGTTGGTAACAGCAACGATTTGTCAGTAAGTGTTGTTTCAGATACAATTGGTCAAATACAAAACCAAATTGGTGATAGAATACTTATGGGTGCTACACGTAGTGGTGTTGGCGTTGGTAATATTATAAGCATACGAAATCAAGATGCAGTTAATACAGGTATTTTCCCTGAGACAACATCTCTTTACAATTTAGGTAGTGCTTCATTAAAATGGTCAACTGTACACGCAGATACATTTAGTGGTGAGGCAACTTCGGCGGCTGCACTTGATGTTGCAGGCACAGCTCGTACAGCAAGCACATTAGGAACAGCAAACACTATTGCAGCTAGAGACAGCAGTGGTAACTTGACAGCAGTAATTTTCAGTGGTACTGCAACAAAAGCACGTTACGCAGACTTAGCAGAAAAATACACAACAGATCAAGAATATCCAGTTGGCACTGTAATGGCTATTGGTGGCGCATCAGTAACAGCCGAAGCAGTAGCAGCAAAAAGTTCAGATGTTGCTATAGGTGTTATCAGTGAAAATCCAGCATACTTAATGAACTCTGATATTGATGGACAGGCTATTGCACTTAAAGGTCGTGTACCAGTAAGAATTAAAGAGCCAGTATCAAAAGGACAATCAGTTTATGCATGGGAAAACGGAGTTGCTACTACAACTGCAACTAGAGCATTTGTAGGAGTAGCACTTGAAACAAATACCAATGCAGAGGAAAAACTTGTTGAGTGCATACTAAAAACATAAATATACGTAGTTAATTAAGGAATTGTTATGGCAGTAGGAGATATAATATCAGCCGCTAGGTACAACACTCTACAAGGTAGAATTGCAGCAATTTTAGGTGTAGGTAGTGGAGATAAAGGATATAACAACACAGTGTTGAGTAGTCCAGTACCAGTAGGCAATGAAGTTACTGCCGAGCATATGCAAAACTTAGCAGACGATTATACAAAAATTTATGTACACCAAACAGGTAGTTTACCTGGTGGTTTAATTGGACAAGATGTTGTTACTCGTGTTAAATCATCAGAAACAGGATTAGTTTGGGATGACCTGTATGATGAATATGAAACAAACTTAACAACTGTAGAAACAAATAGGTTTGATACACATTATGATTATGTAGCAGTAGAATCTTCTAGTGCAAATTCTACACGTAGCACAGTTTGGGGTGGTAGTGCATTACCACAGAGTGTTATACATGAATTTACAGTAGATTTTGGTACAGCAAATGCACGTAGAGGATTTTTTAACGCAGGTGGCGAAATTAGATTTAGTGCTGCACTAACACATACTCTTGCAGTAAGTGATCCAGATTATCAAAAAACCGAAGACTGGAAAGCAATGCTTACAGCAATGCAAACAGTTATTTTCAATTATGATACCACAGAAAGTTATAACTTACAAGGTACACCAGAAGATGTTACTGACGATACTGTAACGGGTGCTGGCACAGGTAGTGCTATTGGTAACCTTGACTTAACCAGTAGCTATCAAACCATTTATACAAAAACTGGTTCAGCTGCGTATGTTGACAACGAATACACCATACAAGCTAAAGCAGAATCTAGTAGCAAAATTAGATTCTTAATTACGTTTGCTGATGATGCAAATGGAGCAGGTGGAGCAGACGAAAGAGTAAACGGAACCTTAGTTAGTTCAATAGCTCATATGAGAGCAGATAGCATGTCCTATGTATCAAATCCTGCTCCTGCATATTCTCTTATAACAGGTCTTTAATTGACAAAAAATAAATTTAATGTATAATAAATACATTATACTGAGGAGAAACTATGTCTGCAACTGGACAGCCAATTACGGCGTTAGAATACAACAATATTAGAGGAAGTATTGCAGCCAAACTAGGCGATTTTAACACGTGGACTGAGCATGGTTTAGCAACAAGTACTACGTCAAGTGGATATGGTAGAAATTTTACTAGTAATTTAGTTGTAGGAGGAAGTACTCCTGGTGTTAGTGATACTGTAACTGAACAGCAACATTTTGATTTGTGGTTAGATTTACAAGCAGGTCATGTTCATCAATTTGGTACTATGAATGCAACCATTTCTCCTACTGAATTTGAGGGTAAACTAACATATCCTGCTGATGTTGATATTCCTAATAGAGATTTAATTGCTTGGCCACATTATGTAGACTTGCAAACTACTGCCGCAGCAGTCAATGCATTTAATCATGCTACTACAGATTTTGACAGTAGCAGCTTTACAACTGGATTACTTCGTACTTCAGGTGGTACAAGTTGTAGCAGTACTAGAAACGGATCTACTAATCCTTGGAGCACTACAATAACACACAGGGTTACAGTCAATTTTTTGAATCACAATGATTTATTATACTTCTTGAGCGCAGGCGGCGAAATAAGATTTGATGCAAGTTTAACAGGCGGTACAAGTGGAACTGCAAATACCAAAGATTGGGACTGGTCACAAATATTAGCAGCTATGGGTACTATTCGTTTTGGGCGTGTTGCAGGTAACTGGCGTACAGAAGCAATTAGTCCAGGCACAGGTACAGGAAGTTTGTTATCTAGCATCAGTACAGGCACAACACCGACTACATTAATATTCCAAAAGCAAGGTGGTGTAACAACAGGTAATCCAAGTCCAGGAGATCCAGGTGGTACAACTATCTATGATAATAACAGCTACAAAATCTATGCAAGTACAAATGTAACATTTGCAAACGCAACTGCTTTGGTATTCCAAATTGAATTTGATGATGCTGATACTGGTACAGGCGGCCAACAAGGTTATCCAGGTGAACCTGATGTGGGTGGTATTGACGAAAATGTAACAGGAAACGTTACAAGCAACGTTTACACTTATACGCCAAGTAGTACCTTTGTATATGATAGTGTTACATATAGTGCTATTACACAAGCAGCACCAAATGGTGTTGTAAACTCTGCACTTGTTTAATCAGTAATAAGTTGACTTTACCAAAAATTTATTATATACTATAGCTCTAATGGAGAATACGTATGGACGAACGTTTATCAAAAGCACTTGATATTAGCAATTATATGATTACACTTAACAATCAAAAAAGATTGTTAAAAGAACAATATGCAGAAAATTTAATTTACTATTACAACGGAGGACAGTTCTCCGTCACACAACAACTTATAAGTTTTTGTCAAAGTCTTGTACAAAAAGAACAAGATGAAACTATCCTTATTGATGATAACAATATTCCAATTCAAGTAAATGATTTAGAAGATTTTACGAATTCAGTAATTTCACAATATTTTGAAGCAAGCAACAAATATTTTACTGAATACAATAAGTTAAAAACAAACAGATCAGTTGAAAGCATAATGGATTTATGAGTCAAGGTGTACTACTTTTTGCAAGTAACAATACAAAAATTAACTATGTAAAGCAAGCATATTTCCTTGCACTGCGTATTAGCAAGTATATGAACTTGCCCACAAGCCTTGTTACTGATGTTGATGTAAAATCTAAATTTCCAGATTACGTTGATGCATTTGATAACATAATTTTTGTTAACAATCTCAAACATCAATATGCAAATAAACGTTACAATGACGGAAGTGTATCCAACAGGATTTTGCCTTTTAACAACGGTAACAGAGCAGACGCTTATTTTTTAACACCATACGATGAAACAATCGTAATGGACACAGATTATATTGTGTCAAACAACATACTAAACAACTGTTTTTGTGCAGCAAACGATCTTTTGTTGTACACAGATGCAGTGCATTTAGGCATACACAACGGTACTCCTGAATTTGACAGAGTTAGTGATACTAGTGTAGATTTTTATTGGGCAACTGTTGTGTTTTTTAGAAAATCTAAAATTAACGAAGTATTCTTTAATTTAGTAAAACACATACAAGAAAACTATATGCACTACAGAAGCATATACCAATTTAAGAGTAATGTGTATAGGAATGATTTTGCTTTTAGTATTGCTGCACATATCATGAATGGATACCAGCAAGGCAACTTTATAGCAAAGTTACCCGGTAAACATTTTTACACAATTGATAAAGATGTATTACATAGTATCAAGGATGATGAAATTACCATGCTAATGGAAAAAGCAGGCAGACTTGGAGAGTATACTTTAGCAAAAACCAAAGGATTAAACATACACGTTATGAACAAGTTTAGTTTGGAGAGAGCAATTGACAACCAATAATTTTACAATGCTTGCTCAAAACAGTGATTTTGATTATGTAAGACAAGCATGTCTTGCTGCAATGAGTATACGTGCTACAAATGAAAATGCAAAAATTTGTTTAATTACAAATGATCCTGTGCCTTCACGTTATAAACAATTATTTGACGATATTGTAGAAATACCTTGGGGAGACCATGCAGAAGATGAAGACTGGAAAATAAGTAATCGTTGGAAAATCTATCATGCTATTCCTTATGATGAAACTGTTGTACTTGATACAGATATGCTTGTGTTACAAGATCTAAACAGCTGGTTTGATTTTTTAAGAAATTATGATTTGTTTTATACTAGCAAAGTTTACACTTATAGAGGTGAAGTTGTAGATAAAACATTTTATCGTAAAGCATTTGCTGCATATGCTTTACCAAATCTTTATAGTGGAGTACACTATTTCAAAAAATCGGATCTAGCACATGAATTTTATACATGGCTAGAAATGATAACCAACAACTGGCAACTTTTTTACAAGCAATATGCAGGCGGCAAAACTTTTCAAAAAGTTTGCAGTATGGATCTTAGTGCTGCTATTGCAGCAAAAATAATGAATATTGAAAACAAGATTACTAATCCTAATGTAATGTATCCTAGTTTTACACATATGAAACCTAAAATACAAAATTGGAATCAAAACTTTCAAGAAAGATGGCAGGATAGAGTTGGTGTGTATTTAGATGAAGATTTGCAATTAAAAATTGGCAACTATAAACAAAACGGTGTTTTTCATTATACTGAAAAAGATTTTGTAAGTAATCATATTATTTCAATTTACGAAAACTATTTAGGATTGTAATATGCAAGTAGAAATTATTACCAGCAGATATGTGCATTATGATGATAAAGGCGCTATAACAAAAATTTCAAGAGAAAAAGATGAAGATTCAGATGCTATTCAAGTTCCTTTTTCTAAAGTAAAGAAATTAATGGAAGGCAGAGAATCCTTAGTTGAATATATTGTTGAATGGGATTTCTTAGAAAAAAAGCATGTTCTCAAACACATGAGTGAATGGAGAACAGAGCAACTTAAAGATAACTTTTTATACGAAATTCAAAACGACGAAAACGCAGATGCTATAGTACAACAAGACAAACAAAACAAATGTTGGAGACTGGTATTGAGTGAAGAAGTACTTGAAGCAAAAGTAGATCCTACGAAGCAATTCTACAGCATTACAAAAAAGTATGATCCTAATGTGTTGTATAGATTAATTAGATTTGAAAAAGTTGGCGACGAATACATTGTTCCTTTTGAGTTAGATTTTGAAGTTGACAACCTTAATTTGTCAATATATACTGTAAGGAAGTTTTCTACGTATTCATATGAGGTAATCGATGGCTAATACATTTCGTGTAGTTGACTATGATATTATATATCTTAGTTACGACGAACCAAATGCTGAAAAAAACTATGCAGATTTATGCACCAAGGTACCTTGGGCAAAACGTGTACACGGAGTAAAAGGCAGCGATAGCGCACACAAGGCTGCTGCTAAACAAAGCGATACAGATCGTTTTATCACTGTAGATGGTGATAACAGGGTAACTGATGATTTCTTAACACAAGTTATCAACTTTGATGAAAACGTAGATTTAACAAACAAAGTAATCAGTTGGACTGCAAAGAATATTATTAATGGACTTTCCTATGGTAATGGCGGATTGAAATGTTGGCCTAAAGCCCATGTATTAAACATGCGTACACACGAAAATGCAGATCCAAATAATCCACACGCTCAAGTAGATTTTTGTTGGGATACCGAATATGTTCAAATGAATGGAACATTTAGTAAAATTTACAACAATGCTACTCCGCATCAAGCATGGCGTGCTGGTTTCCGTGAAGGTGTTAAAATGGCACTGGACAGAGGTATGAGAGTAGGCATTGACGAGTTTCATAAAAATCATTGGAAAAATCTACATCGCTTGTATGTGTGGTTAATGGTTGGTGCAGATGTAGAAAATGGTCGTTGGGCTATTTACGGCGCTCGTGAAGGATTGTACAAAACAATGTGTACAGATTGGGACTTTGTAAATGTACGTGATTTTGACTGGCTTAATGAATATTGGGATAGCAAAGAAATTGACGAAGATAAAATGGAAGAAGATACAGTTGATCTTGGTTACAAGTTAATCGAAGAACTTGATTTGCCGATTGCAGCCGAGCCATTAAATGGTAATCAAAGTCTCTTCTTCAAAACAGTTTATCAGAATCCTACTCGTGATAACAGCAAGCAATTTTTAGATAGAGAAACTTAATGGAGCGTAGCGAAAGCGAAGAAATTAAACGCATTGATGAAATTACAAAAGAAATTTCTCCTACGTTTTGTTTCGCAAAATGGTATCATGCCAACATATATTTCCAAACAGGTGAAACACATAGTTGTTATCACCCTGCTCCCCATAAGATTGACACAGCACCGTTATTAGAAAATCCAAGTGCAATACACAACACAGCACAAAAGAAACAAGAACGTGCTGCTATGATGCGTGGTGAACAACCTGCTGGTTGCAACTACTGTTGGAAGATTGAAGCACTTGGCAAAGATTATGTTAGTGATAGAAAGCAACGTAACCAAACTATTTTCTTTAAGCATAGACTAAATGCTGTAAAAGAAGGCGGTGCAGAGTTTGATGTAAATCCAGAATATTTAGAAGTTTCATTTGGTAACGAGTGTAACTTTCGATGCGGATATTGTCA